AGAGCAATTCTAAGCTCTCGAAATCTTTAGGATATAGTGAGCCAAAGATTGACACGAAAAGAGGCATCATAGAGCTTGAATTTTATGCAGAGGACTATGCAAACTTTGTGGATCTAGGAGTCCAGGGAGCAAACCCAGGAAAGTTGCCTCCAGGAGCAAAGAGAAGAGGAAAGCAACAAGCACCTAGAAGTCCCTACAAGTTTGGCTCTGGTAAGTACAAAGGAAATGGAAGGCTCAGAGATGCAATTGACTCCTGGGTAGTACGAAAAGGTATTCCAGGAACAAGAGACGATCAAGGTAGATTTGCAAAAAGAAAGAGCCTGGTGTTTCTTATTACCAGAAGCATCTATCTATCTGGAATCAAGCCTAGTCTGTTTTTCACAACTCCTTTCACAATAGCATTCAAACAGCTCCCTAAAGACATCAAACAAAGCTTTGCTCTAGATATTGAGCAGAGACTAAAAACAACAGCAGAAAAATGAGTACAAAAATCAATGTCAGAAGTCCATTTTATTTGAATTTGACAGAGCCTGTTGCTCCTCTTCCACTTTTTCAGTGTGGAACTGCAGGCATCCAAAATCTATCTATAGATCAGCAAGGGCAAATCAGTCAACCAGCAACAGCACTTGGAACTATATTGTCAATCACATCAACAGACTCAGATTTCAGCAATGACAAGTTTGCAACAGTGACAACAGCAACAGACAGAGATCTGACTTTAAGAATCTCAATTCCTGCAAACTACTCAAACTCTGCAGATGGATACATTGACTGTGACAGAACTATAGAACAGCCTGCTCTTGTTGTGAGTCAGCCAACTCCATCTGATCCTCCTGTGACTTGTTCTGGAGGAGTGACAGCAAGTGGATCAATCTCTGCAGTGTCAATTGATTCTGGAGGTGATTCTGACACAGTAAATCTCAGCAGCTATTTCTCAAGCTCTAACCCTATTACAAACTACAGTGTGTATGTAGCAAATCAGACTCTAGTCAATGCTTCAGTTTCTGGAAGCACACTCACAATCTACTCAAACAACATCGGAGGATCAACAAATGTAATTGTTTCAGCAACTGATGGAGTCTCTGGATCATGTACAGCTTCACAATCAATATCTGTCACAGTAAGTGTTCCAGGAGGAGTTGCTTTTGCATGTTCAGATGCAGCTTTCTCTGGAGGAGGAATTGCACAGGATGGAACAATTACAAAGCCAAACTCAGTTGCAGCAGTTGGAACAATTAGAGCCACATCTGGAGGATCAGCTATCACTAGCCACTCAGCAAACAGTACAGGATCAAATAGAACAGTGACTCTGTTTTTTGACTTGACAGCTCCTGCAGGATACACAAACTCTGGATCAACAGTTGAGTGTTCTAGACAGTTTGAACAGCCAGCAGCAAATCCAGAGTTCACATGCTCGACTGCAAACCTATCTGGACAAAGAATCTCACAGTCTGGAATTGTGGACTACGGATCAGCAGCTCTAGGATCAATCACAGCACATACATCATCAAACTCTGGTTTCAGCAATGGGAAATTTGCAGAGGTTTCAAGTGACACTGCTAGGACAGTCACATTCACAGTGACAGTTCCTGGAGGATACAGCAACTCTGGAACAATCTCTTGTCCTGTAAACATAAATCAACCAGCAAAAGCAAACCAATGTGGGACAAACACTTTCTATCTAGCAACAGCCATGACATCAATTGATGGCTACTGTCCAGGAACATGGAATGTGTCCAGATCAGTCACTTCACCAGCAACAACAATCACAAATGCACTTGGAAAACAAGTGTGTCTGAACAATGCTCCAATGCAAGGAGGTAATTTCTACTATGCAGTAAGCACAAACAAAACCACAATAGGAACAAACACAGGAAGCTTCAGAATGTGGCAGATTGATGATGAAGGAATTGTCAGAGATGTTGCAGCATGGGACTGTCCTCCAGATGGTGTGAACTATGGATCTGGAGCAGGAAAAGGAAAAGGAGGGCAACTTTAAAAGATAAAAAATGGCACTAGGATCAGTACAACTACAACTCTACATCTACTCTGGAACTGTTGGATCATATTCAGCAGCAGACTTGAAGTACACAATCAACAAGGAAAGGCTAGGAACTGAAAACAACATTGTCCTGGAGATCGGTGAGCTTGTCAGAGATCACATTGAGATCACATTCAACAATGACTATCAGTGTCATGCAAAATGGGTGACTGCTGTTGTTTTCTACAAAGACCTCCAGGGGAATCTTTTAGATCATAGCAATCCAGAAATCTTCAACTACATAGCAGTAGATGGCTATGGCTACTTTGAAGAGGAAATCAATCCAGAGCTTTCTAGGAACGCACTGATCACCTCTGACAACATCTATCTTCCAGAGGGGACTGCAGGAAAGCTTCCAATTTTTGCAGAGGGTGTGGGCAAAGTGAGAATTGACAGCACAGACACACAGATCACAGACTCTGGAAACAGCAATCAAAAGATTCAATACATCACAATTCCTGCTGACAGTAGTGAGATAAAGGTTTATGACACTGATGACACTACACTTCTAAAAACAATCACAGTGACAAACATCTGTGAGCCAAAGTTTACAAGCTACAAATTGACTTTTGTCAATCAATATGGAGCATTTCAAGATCTTCATGTTTTCAAGAAGTCAATAGAAAGCTTTGATGTAGTCTCTGAAAGCTACAAAGCAAACACAGTCAACAGATCTACTGTTCTCTATAGCACAGCAGCAGCACAGAAACAGATCACAAATGTGAACGCAACAACAAAGCTTACAGTCAACACAGGCTTTATAAAGGAAAACATGAACTCAACAATTGAGGAGCTGCTTCTTAGTGAGAATATCTACATCAGATTTGAAGGAAAGACTCTTCCTCTGTTGCCACTCACAAAAAGCATGACTCACAAAACACACCTCAATGACAAAATGATCAACTACACACTAGAGTTTGAATTTGCCTTTGACAAAATAAACAACATCAGATAGATGCTACAGCTACAGCTTTACATTGAGGGACAAGAGGTTGAAATGTTCAAAGATGAGTCAATCACTTTGACACAAAACATCACAGATGTAAAAAGGATTGATGCAGTCTTGACTGATTACTCCAGGAGCTTCACAGTCCCTGCTAGTAAAAACAACAACAAGATCTTCAAGCATTTCTACAATTACTACATTGATGGCTACAATGCGAAGATCAAAAAGGTTGCTGATCTACATGTAAACTATAAGCCATTTAAAAAAGGGAAGGTCAGATTTGAAGGTGTTAATCTTAAAAACAATAAACCAGAAAGCTACAAGCTCACATTCTTTGGAGACACAATCAGACTGAATGATGTTCTAGGAGATGACAAGATCTCAGCACTGACTGAGCTTAGTGCTTTTGACTTTGTTTACAATGACACAAACATTGCAGCTTACATGAATGATGGTTTAGACAGCATTATAGGCTCAGACCAAATTGAGAACGCTGTGATTTTTCCACTGATCACACACACAAACAGACTGATCTATGACTCCTCTGCTAATCAAAACAACAATGTCTATCCATCAGCAGGAACTGACAACAATGGAGTTCTGTTTTCACAGCTAAAGCCAGCAATCAGAATTGATGCAATAATCAAGGCAATACAGTTGCACTATGATCTGGAGTTCTCTGATGATTTTTTCACTAGCACAAATTTTGCTTACAACAACATTTTTCTTTGGATGCACACAAAGAGTGGAGGTCTGTTTGAGGATCAGCAAAAATCAAAACAGTTCAAAAGCTATGATCTAGTAGGCAATGCTCAAGATGAGCTGATCATAAGATCAAACAACTTTGCAATCAACAACACTAAAAAAAGGATACAGTTCAATCTGGACTTCACAGTTGATCCTGGAGATGACACAGCAACCTACAATCTAGTCATTCACAAAAATGGAGAGGAGTTCAAAAGGTTTGACAGCTTAAAAGGTGACACAAAAAACGGAACTGCTCTGGGTCAAACAATAGACCACATTGAAGTTGACAATGGACAGTTTTCTGTCTTTATAGAAACATCAGCAGTGACAACATTTGATCTAGAGGTTTTTGTGCAAAGAGAAAACAATGCAATACTAGGAGGAAAAAGAGACTGCAGCTTGACATCAACAATCACCACTGTCACAGATGGAAACTTCAGTGTCGCTGCAAACCTACCAGAGATGAAAGTCATTGATCTGCTCCAGGGACTCTTTAAGATGTTCAATCTTGTAGCCTACATCAATGATGATGATGTGATAGTAGTGCAGACACTAGATGACTACTATGCCAGCTCTACTAAGCTCTGGGACTTCACACCCTATGTTGACTCAACAAAAAGCCAGGTTGATTCTCCAATACCTTTCAGACAAGTCAATCTAGGCTATGAAAGCACAAAGACATTCCTTGCTGACAATTTTAATAGCATAAACAACAGACCTTGGGGACAAACAAACTACAATGAGGACAGCTATTTTCTAACTAATGGCAAAAAAGACAAGTTTGAGGGTGAGACCTATGAGGTCATGCTGCCTTTTGAACACATGCTCTTTGAGAGACTCAATGATTTGAACACAGGAGATCTGACTAAGGTTCAATGGGGGTGGCATGTTGATGACAAAGAGCAAAAGAGTGCTGAGATGCCACTGCTATTCTATCCCATTCAGACAATAGGTTCATCAATAAGTGCAAGAAATCTTGGAGGCACAAAGGTCACAATCAATGCTCCCTACATGCCATCGAATTCTGCATCTGTTTTTTCTGATTATGTAGAAACAGGAATGTCACAATCAATCAATTTTCATGCAGAGGTTGATGAGTATGCCCTAGTCAGTAATGAGAGAACGCTTTTCAAAACCTACTATGAGGACTATGTGAAAGACTTGTTTGATGAAAGAAAGAGGATCACAAAAGTCACTGCAGAGCTACCTATGAGCATCACTGAAGAGTTGCAACTAAATGATGACATCAGAATCTTTGACAAAATCTACAGAATAAACAGCATCACCACAAATTTTGAAAATGGCAAAAGTGAGCTGGAGCTTGTCAATGTTCTAAAATCAACAAAGTTTGCTGCTGCTGTTGACACGCTTACTTCTCCGATCACAATCTTTGGAGTTCCCATTGACATCTCAATGACAGACATCACTATTGACAACATACAATTCACAGCAGACAATGCTGGTGGGCAAAATAATGGATTCACACAGCCTCCTATCATTGATCCTGTGCCTGCTCCAATACTACAAAATGTGCCTAGTTCAATTTCAATTGATCCATGTGTAGTCACAGCACCTACACTCACATTTGTTTCTGCTATAGGATCTACAAATCAAACAACATTCAAATTCGAGATCACAGAATCTGGGAAACTATGTGACCAGGAAAATGTTGATGAGTATGGATTCCTCATTGCTGATGCAGAATCTACATTGACAGCAACTGATGACATTGACACGCTAAAAGCAGCAGCAGGAGTGCAGCTCATAATGGTAAACACTGACACAGTTTATGCTGGAGCTGGATCACCTTTAGACTTGACAGCTTCACCTAGGATCAAAGAGGCAAAAGTCACAGGATTGACACATCCACAAATAAAGTTTGCGAGGTTCTATGCAAAGACAAATGTCAATCCAGACTATGACACTGACAAAAACACAATCACAGCAGTTCACTCTGTAAGTACAGACACAGGAGCAGGAACAAACACATCAACTGCAAAGAAATTTATCTGGGCAAACAATGCAGGACTCAGAACTGATGCAGGATACAATACAATTCCAACTAAGGCACAAATAGAGTCAAACGCTTACACACAATTCCACAAAGGGACATGTGGCAGCTACACTGAAAATCCATTGAATTGGTTTCACAATGGAATAGGACTCTATCCAGAGGTGGGTGATAGGGTCTCCAGGAAACAGACTGCAGGAGTTCCAAACTATACAGGAGGGACAAACTCCTTTCAATCAGTGTATGGTCAAACTACCTACTTTGCAATCTCACTAGGAGACAACCTGGACAACTATCTAAAAGATGGAAAAAGCTACTACAGAGTCATTAAGCAAATAGTGATTGAGTACAGCACAGCAGAGGTTGTTGCTGTTTATGATTGCAGTCCTACCCTACCAGCTTACAAAGGAGCAATGTACTTTTTCGGAGCAGCACTGCCATTGTCATCAGATTTGATTGTAAACCAGGGAGCTTGTAATATTCAAATCGGAATTGCTGCAACAGGAATCTCATTGAAAGGAACAACAGAGATTAGTGGAGTGACTGTCCCTGTGACCTATGTTCCAGACTTCCAGATTGCACACAATGGAACAGGAAACAATCCAGAGGCAGGAGATCAGATCAGATTCACTAGAGTGCATGGAATTGACATCAATACTTCATTTAATGGTGATCAGACAAACATCATTCAGCCAAATCAAGCAGTAGAATTTGGAGTCAGTCTCTATGACATCAATTGGGGTGCTAGTCTAAGATCCTTTGACTATCACTTGCTCTACCTACTAGATGAAACAAACAAAGTCAAGGGGGTTGTATCAATTAATAAACTCACAGGGACTGTTGTCAATGCAACCTATTGTCCATCAACATTCTAAACATGATAAAAAACATCATTGACATGCTGGAGATATTGAAACATGATCACAGGGATCTAGGAGACCTGGAGAAGATTGCACTAGGTAGGAACAAAATGCCAGAGTCAATAAAAGAAGGATTCAAACTAATTAGATACAAGCTATGAGCCAGGAAGTAAACATGAAGCTCAATGTGGACAGCAAAGGAGCTGTCAAAAATGTTGATGCTGTCAATGATAGTTTAAAAGAAACATCAAAAAAGTCAAAAGAAGCAAAAGCTGATGTCTCAGAAATGGGAAACCAGCTTGACACAGTTACAGGAGGAGCAGTTTCTGGCTTCCAGGGACTAATTGGGACACTTAAAAATGTGACTAAAGGATTCAGAACACTCAAAGGAGTGCTTTTGACTTCTGGAATTGGTGCAATTGCCCTTGCAATAGGAGCAGTTGCTCAAGCTTTTAGAGATTCTGAGGAAGGTCAGAACAAATTCAACAAGATCATGGGTGTGATAGGCTCTGTGGTAGGCAACCTCACAGACAAACTCTCAGATCTAGGGATGACAATCATTGAGACTTTTACAAATCCTGTAGAAGCGTTTAAAAACTTCAGCAAATCAATAGAGGATTTTGTAGTCAGAAAAGTAGATCAGCTCCTGGGAGGTCTTGGACTTTTAGGATCAGCCTTTCAAAAGCTATTTGATGGAGACTTTAGAGGAGCTTTAGATGATGCAGGCACAGGATTTGTTGAAATAAACAGAGCAATCAATCCTGCAGTGATTGCAACAGAGGCTCTTGTTGATGGAATAAAGAAAACAATTGATGCTACAAAAGAGCTAGGAAAAGAAATTGCTGCTGATGCTAAGTCAGCACAAAAGGTTGCAGACCTCAGAGCAAAAGCAGACAAGGCTGAAAGAGATCTGATTGTAGATAGAGCTGAAGCAGATAGAGATAGAGCTGCACTCCTAGAGAAATCTGTTGACAAAGAGAACTTCACAGTCCAGCAGAGAATAGAGTTTCTAAAACAAGCAGCAGCAGTAGAGGAAAACATCACAAAACAGGAGATAGAAGCTGCTAGACTAAGAGCTGAAGCAAAGACTCTGGAGAACACTTTGTCCAAATCTACAAAAGAGGACATGATAGAAGAGGAAGAGTTGAAGGCTAGACTCATCCAATTAGAGACTGCTAGACTTGTCAAGCAAAAAGAGGTCACAGGACAAATCATTGCATTTACAGCAGAAGAGGCTGCAGCAAAGAAAGCTATTGCAGACAAAGAAGCTGCAGATAACAAAGCCAGGGAGGACAAGGCTGCTGCAGAGAAAAAAGAAAGAGATGACAAGGCTGCAAAAGATGAGGAGGATAGAAAAAAGAAAAAGGAAGAGTCTGATGCAAGAGTAGCTGCAGAAGAGCAGAGACAAATAGATATGATCTCAGCAGCTAAACATGCAGCAGCAGATCAAGCAATTGCACTCTTTGGAGCTGAGACAGATGCAGGAAGAGCTGCTCTTGTAGCAAAGCAAGTTATGAACGCTATGGAGATGATGGAGGAAGCAAAAAAGACAATCACATTTTCTGCACAGGCTGCAGCCAGATCTCAGATTGCAGTTGCAGAAGGAACAGCACAGACAGCAAAAGTTGGATTTCCTCAAAACATTCCGATGTTGATTGCTTATGGTTTGCAAGCTGCTGGAATAGTCATGGCAATCAAACAAGCAGTCTCTGGAGCAAAATCAGCAGCAGGATCTGCAGGAGGTGGAGTTTCTGCTCCTGCTTCCAGGACTCCATCATTTAACATTGTAGGATCATCACCACAGAATCAAATTGCTGAAGCACTAAATGGACAAAACCAAAGACCAATAAAAGCCTTTGTGACCTCATCAGATGTCTCATCAGCACAGGCTATGGACAGAAATATAATTGAAACAGCTAAAATAGGATAATCATGAAAATAGTAGAACTAATCTTAGATGAAGAGAATGATGACATTGGGGTGTCTGCTCTTTCTTTAGTAGAAAACCCTGCAATTGAAGAGGATTGGATTGCACTCAAAAGCCAGGAGGTAAAATTTGAACAAGTTGACAAAGAAAAAAGAATCTTGATGGGTGCAGCTTTAGTGCCAAACCGACCTATCTACAGAAAGTCAGATGATGGAGAGGAATTTTACATCTTTTTCAATAGACAGACAGTAGAGAAAGCATCACAGATGTTTTTTGTCAATGGCAATCAATCAAACTCTACTCTAGAGCATAAATACAAGCTCGATGGGATGACTGTTGTTGAGTCCTGGATCATAGAGAACAAAGACAAAGATAAGTCTGCACACTATGGCATGGATCTCCCAGAAGGGACATGGATGGTTTCTATGAAAGTCAATGATGATGACATCTGGAACAATTACATCAAAACTAAGAAAGTTAAAGGCTTCTCAATAGAGGCTTTTATGTCAGAGAAGGCAACTCAGAGACCTAAAGACAAAACAATTGATGAGAAGCTCTCTGAAATGGAAAATGAAGAGGCTGAGTTCATGATGTCTGAGGTCAAAGACATGCTAGGCTATGGCAAAAAGAAAAAGAAAAAGAAAAAGTATAACATGGAATCTTTTTCTGACTATCCATCTGGAGTCAAAAACAATGCAAAGAGAGGCATTGAGCTGAATGAGAAAAATGGCAACAAATGTGCAACCCAGGTAGGCAAAGTCAGAGCAACTCAACTTGCCCAGGGAAAAGCTGTGAGTGTAGAAACAGTAAAAAGGATGTACAGCTATCTCTCAAGAGCCATGGAATACTATGATGAGAGTGACTCTTCAGCATGTGGCACAATTAGCGTGCTTTTATGGGGAGGCAAGTCAGCTTTGAGATGGAGTGGATCTAAACTCAGAGAGCTTGATTTGCTTTCTGAAATGCTAGATGATGACAATCCATGCGAGGCAGGCTATGAAATGGTAGGAATGAAGATGAAAAATGGAAGGAGAGTTCCAAATTGTGTGCCTTTAGAGTCCCAGGAGCTGAAAACAATGATCATTGACACAGAAATGGCAATCATAGATGACAGACTTGCCTACAGTTCCCAAACAAAAGCAGAAGAGAAAGCAAAAGATCTAGGATGTGAAGGATTTCACACTCATGATCTAGAAGGACAAACCTGGTACATGCCTTGTCAAACCCATAAACAGCAATAAATGAGAAAGAAATCAAGAAAGACAGTCAGCAGAATCAACAGAGTAGGTGGAGACAGAGCCTGTCTGTGTAAAGACAAGCAAACCTATGACAAAAAGTGCTGCACAGGAGAGACTCATGCCCAGGGAATAGGAGCAATCTAAAATAGGTCAAAAAATATGACCGATTTTCTGCTGCACATACGTTTTAATACTATAAACATTTAACTGAATGAAAGCAATAGACATGTTGAATCAAATCAAGGAGACTTTGGGCATTGAGCTATCTGAGCAAAAGGTAGAGCTTGCAACAATGACTCTAGAGAATGGGACACAGATCGAAGCTGAGAGCTTTGAATCTGGACAGCAAGTTTTTATTGTCAGTGACTCTGAGGACTCTGTGCCTCTTCCTATTGGAGAATATACCCTGGACTCTGGGGAATCACTCTCTGTCACAGAGGAAGGAATCATAGGAGAAATCAAAGAAGCTGGCAGTGAAGAGCCTGCTGAAGAAGAAGCATCAGAAGTGGAAGCTTCTGAGGATGATGCTGCTGAAAAAGTGAAGTCTGAAGAGACAACACACAAAGTAGTGTATGCAACAAAGGAGGAAGTAGAAAACTTGTCAAGCATGATCACTGAGATCAAAACAATGCTTGAGGCAAAAGAAGCTCCTGCTGAGGTTGAGGAAAACATCAATGACATTGAACTTGCTGCTGAAGCTGTGGAAGAGATTTCACACAATCCAGAAAGTGTCAGCACAGAAGCACAATCAACTTTTGAAAATGTAACTGTGACAAGAGCAAAATATTTAAACAATTTAGTGAATCAATTTAATCAAGAATAAAAATGAGTACAACCCACACATTTACTGATAACACTTACAGTGGCAAGAAGGCTGCTGGTTATCTCTCTGCAGCTTTGCTCTCTGGAAAAACTTTAGCATCTGGAGCAGTGGACATCAGAGACAACATTCAAGGCAAAGAAGTGATCCAGGTTTTATCTTCTGATGCTAACTTAATCAAATCAGCCAGCTGTGATTTTAGCCCGACAGGAACTTTGGAAACCACAGAATTGGTTCTTCAGCCAGAAGAGTTCCAGGTGAACTTACAGCTTTGTGCTAAAAACTACAGAACAACTTGGGAGTCTTTACAAATGAAAGGCATCAAGTCTGGAATTGCAAAGGATCTAGGAGACTTCATCCTTCAGCATGTAGTTGACAAAGTAGCTGCAAACATGGAAACAAACTTTTGGCAAGGAGCAAATGCTACAGAAGGTCAAACAGATGGAGTGACTGTTCTAGCTGCTGCTGACTCTGATGTAGTTGATGTGACAGGAACAACTGTAACTGCTGCAAATGCACCTACTGAAATGGGCAAAGTAATCTCAGCAATTCCGAACACTATCTATGGAGCAGATGACCTTTATCTATATGTTTCAACTCATATTTTTAAGTCATTTGTGTCAAGTTTAGGAGGATTCGGAGCAAGTGGCTTAGGAGCTGCTGGTTATGAGGACAAAGGAGCTACATGGTACAGAGGACAACAGGAACTCTTCTTTGAGGGAGTCAAGGTCTTTCATGCCCCAGGGATGCCGACAAATGACATGATTGCTACAAGAGCAAGCAACTTGATCTTTTCAACTGCTTTATTCTCTGAAAACAATCAAGCCTCTGTGATCGACATGAGCAAATTTGATGGTTCTCAGAATACAAGAGTGATTTTGAGAGGGTCTCAAGGAGTAAACATTGCAAATGCTGCAGAGATCGTTTACTACACATAATTTCTAACTAACTAAAAACCAATAAGATATGTCATGTAGTATCAGTAAGGGCAGGGCAATAAACTGCAAGGATCAAATCGGAGGTCTAAAGACTGTCTGGCTATTTGATTGGGGAAGTTTAGGAACTGTGACTCTGGGAAGTGATGATGAAGCAACTGATGCTGCTGGCACAGGAACGCTTTTTCAATATGACCTAAAGGGATCTGGCAACACTATGGAGACAACAGCGAATGTGTCAAGAGACAATGGCACTTCGTTTTTCTCTACTGTTTTGTCCCTTTCTCTCCCAAAATTAACTAAGGAAGATCAAAAAGAGTTAAAGTTGATATCTTTTCAGCGTTTAGCAATCATTATAGAAGATAATAACGGATCATTCTTTTTGTTAGGCAAAGACCATGGATGTGAACTGACTTCTGCTTCAATGCAGACAGGAGGTGCAATGGGAGATGCTTCTCAGTATGTGATGGAATTTACATCTGAAGAGCCTCTTCCTCCAAACTTTGTTGATGGGGCAACCCATGCGAATCCAACAGCTGGTTGGAGTTCATACACTGAGACAATCACTGTAGGAACAAACAGCTAAAAATTCTCTTTGTGTTTTGTTTGGGGAGTGTTCTGAAAAGACCTCCCCTTCAAACACATAAAAACAAACACAATGGCAAAAAAGACAAAAACATTTAAGGCATTTAAAAAGCCTTTTGACAGTTCAGAGTTTTCTGAGATCAGCAAAGCACAACTGAAAAAAGAGATCAGTGACTCTGGAGTTGAAGTTCTGGAGACCATGGGTAGAATAAAAACAGACAAAGCTATTTATAAAACAAGCAAATGACAATCCTGGACAGATCATCATCTTCTCACACAATCAACTTTGTCCCTAGGAGCTATGACTCAACAGGATCAACTACCTACAGGGTGCAAATCACAAATGAGACAAACAACACAGAGACCTACAATGCTACAGCAACAAGCTTTGCTGAGGTTGACTACTATAGAACACACACAGCAACATTTGGCTTCGACACAAACAAAGACATGAGCTACATTTTAAAAATAACAGACACAGCAACATCAAAAGTGATCTACAGGGAAAAGCTCTTTGTCACAGATCAAACAGCTTTAAGCTATTCAGTCAACACAGGACAGTTCACTTTTGAAACAAGCTCGACAAATGACTATCTAGTTTATGAATAGCCTAGAAGTAATACAATTAGAAGCCTATCAGACTCCAGAAGTCATAGAGGATGCAAAAAAAGAATTTGTAGCTTTTGGCACAAACAATCTTTTCTATGATGAGCTTATAGATGTCTATCTAAACAGTCCGACATCACACAGCACGATCACAGGAATTGTCAATCAAATCGTGGGCAAGGGGTTGCATGCTCACAATGCTTCTAAAAAGCCAGATGAGTTTGCACAATTTAGATCACTATTTAAAGCTAAAGACCTCAAGAAAATAGCACTTGACTACAAGCTCCTGGGAGAAGCTGCTATCCAGGTGAGCTACTTACAGAAAAAAGTGGTCAAAGTATCACATTTTAACAGAGAGACACTAAGGGCAGAGAAGTGTGATGACAAAGGTGCAATAAATGCCTACTATTATCATCCAAAATGGAAAGACTACAAAGATGGAGACAATCTGACTAGGATTCCTGTGTTTGGATCTGGTGCAAAAAATGAGATTTACATCATTAGAAGGCACATTCCATCAATGCACTACTACTCAGTGCCAGACTACATTGGATCTTTAAACTACGGAAAACTAGAATGTTCAATCAGTGAGTTCCTAGTCAATGAAGTTGAGAACTCTTTCTCTGGATCAAAGCTGGTTTCATTTGCAAATGGATCTCCATCAGTGGAGGGCATGAGAAAAATCAAACAAGAGATCACAGACAAGCTCACAGGAGTACATGGAGAGAAAGTGATTGTCTCATTTAGCGACTCTGTAGAGAACAAAACAACCATTGAGGACATAAACCCCCCAAACTCTGCAGAAGTCTATCAGTACATCTCTGAAGAGTGTTCCAGGAAGCTCATGATAGGACACAGAATCACATCACCTCTTCTAGTAGGAATCAGAGACACAGGGAACTCACTTGGAAACAATGCAGAAGAGATACAGAACGCACACAATCTGTTTGAAAACCTAGTGATAAAACCCTATCAAAATGACATTATAGATGCAGTTGATGACATCCTAGGAGTAAATGGCATCTCTTTAGATCTTTATGTGCAGACACTGACTCCAATAGAGTTCACAGATACAGACAATGCTGTGACAAAGGAGCAAGTTGAAGAGGAAACAGGACAGCAGTTGTCAAGTCAGAAACCAGATCTAAGTGTAGAGCATGAAAGTTTAATCATAGAAAAGCTGTCACAGTATGGAGAGGACATTTCTGATGAGTGGGAACTGATAGAAGAGACAGCAGTCACAGATCCACAGCATGAGTACAGTTTGTCAAAAATAGACATGTTTGCAAACACTGCAGATGGAGACACTAAAAGCAAAGAGGACAAAGGTCTTTACAAACTGAGATATGTCTATGCTGGAAATCCTAATCCACAAAGAAAGTTTTGTGTTGAGATGATGTCAAGAAATGCAGGCACAAAGCATGGACTACTTTATAGGCTAGAAGATATTGATGCACTGTCAGCACTAGATCCAAATCCAGGACTAGGAAAAGGAGGATCTGACAACTATAGCATTTTTCTCTATTCTGGAGGTGTTAACTGCAGACATTTTTTCAAAAGAATGATTTTTTTCAGAAAAAGAGACACTCAAGGAAAGTTCCTAGAGCCTAGCAGCACAGATGATCTAGAAAATGACAAGAGAGTGGCAAATGTGCCAGGACTAAAAAGAAAAGGAATAGAAGGAACTCCTCCAGGAGACCGACCAAATAAAGGAAGAGCAGTTTAATATGGCAACAGTTTTATTTTGTAGCAAAAACGATATAATCAGAAAGAGTCCTATCCTGGACTCCTCAATAGACAGTGATAAGCTTGTGCCTGCTTTGCACCTAGCTCAGACTCAATATCTCAGAGAGATCATAGGGACTGACCTTTACAACAAACTTGCATCTGATATTGCTGGAAGCTCACTGTCAAATCCCTATCTGGATCTGCTCAACAATTTTGTAAAGCCAATTTTGATCCACTTGACTCTTTCAGAGTTTCTAAAGACAGCAGCCTACACTATCTCAAACAAAGGAGTGTTCAAACATACATCAGAGAACGCTTCTGAGCCTTCTGCTGAAGAGATCAAGGATCTTGTACAAATAGAAAGACAAAGAGCTGAGAGCTACACAGAGAGGTTTCTAGATCACATGGCATTTAATGCCTCTACAAACTTCCCAGAATGGTTTTCAAACAGCAATGAGGACATGAGTCCAAATTATGAATCATACAAAATCGATTGGGTTCTATGAGTTATGGACAGATATATACAACAAGCTGGTGGGGAGACACAAATGCAGCAAGTGGATGGGGTTCAATCTATCCATTCAATGCAGATGGAGGAATCCTTTCAGCAGATTTAACAACAATCACTGCAGATCAAACAATATACACTGCAGATCAAACAACTTTTTAATTTAATTCTATGAGCTTAGAGGTGATAAATACAGGCACAGCAGCAAATTCTGGAGATGGTGATAATCTCAGAGCTGCTATGACAAAAGCAAAAAACAATTTTGCAGAAATCTATGCAGATGACTTTGTGACTTCTGCTAGAATTGCAGATGATGTTGCTTTAGGAGGGAATCCAACTACAACAACACAGACTGCTGGAGATAATTCCACAAAAATAGCGACAACTGCCTATGCAGACACTGCTGTGGCAAATGCAATTGATGCAGCTCCTGCTGCTTTAGATACGCTGAATGAGCTTGCTGCTTCACTTAATGATGATGCAGACTTTGCAGGGACTATGACAACATCTCTTGCTGGTAAGCTCTCAACAGATGCAGGAGCTGTAGGCACATCAAACCTGGCTGATGATGCTGTCACTGCTGACAAACTAGCAAATTCGATTAATACAGAAATTGCAGCAAATACAGCAAAAGTGACAAATGCAACTCACACAGGAGATGTGACAGGAGCAACTGCTTTGACCATTGCAGCAGATGCAGTAGATGGGACAAAAATTGCTGATGACTCAATTGATTCTGAGCATTTTGTTGATGGTTCTATTGACACAGCTCACATTGCTGATGATGCAGTGACTGCTGACAAACTAGCAAACTCAATCAACACTGAAATTGCAGCAAATACAGCAAAAACAGGAATCAGCTCTGAGCAAGCTTCAGCCATAACAGCAAACACTGCAAAGGTGACAAATGCGACACATACAGGAGATGTGACAGGGTCTGGAGCTTTGACCATTGCAGATGATGCAGTAACAATTGCAAAGATTGCTGATGCTGCTATAGTGACTGAAGCTGAAGGCATAGGATCAAATGACAATGACACTACACTTCCAACAAGTGCAGCTGTTGTTGACTATGTTGCAAACAACTCTTCTGACTCTTTAGCTGCTCTGACAGCTACTGATGGAGGCTTTGTTGTAGGTGATGGAACAAATTTCGGAGTTGAAACAGGATCAACTGCAAGAGACTCCATAGGACTAGGAACATCTGGACACATTCAATTTCACTGTTTAGGAGTTGGAGAAGCTGCATCAACAAACAATGGACAAATTGATGCTACAACTGTCTATGCAGACACATTTGGAAAAGATTCTGGCGACTACATCACCTGGACTACAGACACACAGATGGATTTTTATGTCAATGGATCAAATGAAATGAGACTTGAAGCAGATGGAGACTTGCATGTAGATGGAGATGTGATTGCTGCATCAGCTACAGTGTCATCTGATGAAAAACTAAAAGAAAACATCAAACCAATTTTTGCACCTCTTGAAACTTTAGATCAAATCAAAGGAGTTGACTTTAATTGGAAAAAGGATGGATCAAAAAGCTCTGGTGTTATTGCACAAGACATTCAAAAAGTGATGCCTCACCTAGTGAAAGAGGTCAAATCTCTTGACTCTGATGATAGTCATTTGACTGTTGACTACAATGGACTGATAGGTTTGCTGATTGAGTCTGTAAAAACATTACAAGCTGAAGTAGAAACTTTAAAAAACAAATAAGATGGCTCTCACAGGAAATTTGCAAAAAATACAATACACAGATCACGCAACAGAGACAGTAGATTGGGATGTGTTAGACGAACACGGAGAGCCTACTACAATTACTGCACCTAAAAAAGTACAGACTAGTACTGATTATAATGATGTTTATCTAGCAATAAAACAAATCGACTTTTTCTCACAATGTTGCAACGGAAACTCATCAATCATTTATATATATGCTGTATATGCAAGTCAACAAGCAAGGATTGATGATGTAGAGGACTATTTGTACACTGAAACTGCACTTTTAGAGAATTACAATCACGATGAGAATTTGTACAGTCAAGTGTATAATGCAATTAAGCAAAAAGAAGGAAACACTAATTTAATAGACGGATAAAATGCCAATAGTATCAAGTGGACAAATTGCATTGATAGAGGATATAGACGCAACTTTTGATCAAGGAACTGATGACATTAGTTTGCTTGATGCTGCTGTTCTTGCAGGACTACCGACAGGAGAAGTATCTATGACTGACTTTTATGGGTTAAGTAGTGAGGCAACATTGACTCTTGCGTTTGTTGATAGCACACCAACAGGAGCCTCAATGTCGACTAGTTCAATAAGTATAACAGGAACGCCTGGTGATTCATTCTCTACGCAAACTAGAACAATTTCAAGAGCATCACAGTACGCACTTTCTGGTGTGTCGATTAGTGAAAGTGGTGACACAGGAAACAACATAAGTGCATCAGGGTCACTTGCTTCAGGTAGCACAGGTTTTCAAAATGGTCTTGTTACAATTACAGGAACAATTCCGAACACCACTTCTACTGTCACGCTTACTGTAAGTTGTACTGCTACTGAAAAAACTGATAGAGGTTGTTACACTACATCATCACAAATTCACTATGTTGGTGGAAATGGTGGTTATTGGAGATGGAGATTTTATTTTAGTGGAGGAGGCACAGGCTCTCCATACATTGGGGGTAGTGTAGATGACTCTGGAGGATATTCTAAAGGTTTACACTATACAAGTAATACTTCAGGAGGCTCAGGCACGGAATACTACGGATACTTTATTCCAAACACAGGTAGTGTCAATAGCATTTACTCAGGAGGTAGTGTTGGAGAAAGTGCAACCCACAAGGCTTGTAGTGCATCTATATCAAGTTAAAATGGAAGATTTGAAGATAGCAGTTACGAATCTATTTGCACTTGGAATCAGTGTAAGCGAAGCAAATCCCTATCTTCAGACACTTTCTCTTTGTCTAGCAATAGGCTACACTGTAATTTCTATATATAAAAAACTAGAAAAATGAAACTCCCTACTAATGGAAGAGCAAAAGCTCTGAGATCCTATTTTGGATCACTCATCATTTTTCTTTTCATCATAGGAATCATTGTTGTTTTCATACAATATCCTGTGCTAGACACAAACAAAGAGGTTGTGATGATGCTCGTAGGAACACTAGCAGCGAGTTTGAGCATGGTCGTTTCAACTTTGACAGGGCGTGACCCACATGATATTGATGCACTTAAAGGATCAATAGAGAAAAAAGAAAATCAGATTGAGCTTCTAGTTTCTGAAACGGCCAGGCTAGAGAAAATGATCATAGAACTGCAAACCCAAATCCTAGAAAATTATGACAATACGCTTGACAGAGTTCTGTTGTCTAAGTCTATAGACTATGACCTACAAACTAATCCACCAAAATCAAAAAAATGATAGCAGCAATTTCAATACTAATTTTAGCAGCAGTCATTGTAGGCGTTTTGACTTACAATGGAGTGTTTGCAGACAAAGACAAAGATGGCATCCCAGACAAAGTTGAGGAAGCTTTTGAAGATGTCAAAGAAGATGTCAAAGAAGCAGCAAAAAAAGTCAAAAAGAAAGTGACTAGAAAAACAAAAAAATCATGAGACAACCAAAACCATGTCAGTGTGGAAACACACAGCATCCAGATGGGTACTGTGATGGAACACACTTGAGCAAATAAGATGGATCACATTGTTTTTTACATAGCATGCAGGCTTGTTGAGATTTTGCTTGCTTCCTGGTTTTATCAAACAACAAAAAAATGAATCATTTTAAATTTTCAGAATTTGATTGCAAATGCAGCTCTTGTCAAAGCACAGGAACTTCTGGCAAAGTCAACATGGATGCTGATTTTCTTGAAAGGCTTGACTATGCAAGGGCAGTTGTCAGAGGAAAAACACCTTTTATCATCACATCTGGCTATAGATGTGAAGCTCACAATACTAGAGTTGGAGGCAGACAAAAGTCACACAGTAGCAAAGGAAGCTCTCACATGTATGGATATGCAGCAGACATTGCTGCAACAACATCTACTGCTAGATTTCAAATCACACAGGCTCTTATTGAGGCTGGATTTACTAGAATCGGAATCTCAGCAAAAGGAGGTTTCATTCATGTTGACTCAGATCCAGACAAATCTCCAGGAGTCCTTTTCCTTTATCCAAACTAATACAGTAGGCTGCACATTGAAATGGGAAAGTCACTGAATAGAAAAGGCAAAATCAGCCACTGCACCAGAGCAAAAAAACAAGGGAGAAACATTCCAGCAAAAAAGAAATGATGCCAGACACTTTTATCAAAAACAATCTGTCAATTGTGCTGTCTTTTTTGGTTGCTGTATTCACAGCAGGAGGAATCTTCTCAGAGTTCACAGCTTTAAAAAATGAGCTGACTCTTGTACATGAAAGACTAGATAAAAAAATCATAGTAATCAACAAGCTAGAGGAAAGGATTCTAAAGATTGAAAAACAGAATGAATTTGAAAGAGGTTTCATGAGAGCTAAAACAAAAGACCTCCTGGAATCACATGGCAAATCTTAAATCATGTCAAAACCCAAAAAGAAATTCGGACAAACTACAGTAGGAAAGCTCATCAAGGCTTCTGTGGGACTAATCAATCCAACTTTAGGAAGCCTCATCAATGGCAACATGGGAGTTGAGGAGGTCATTGCATCTATTAAGGGATCTGATGCTCCTGCAGAGGACAAAATCAAAGCACAGG